TAATTGCTTCATAACAAATCCTTCTAGTTTCTTAGCATCGCCAGCAATCTTTTGTTGATATGCTAGTTTTGCTTCTGCTAGAGCTTTTTTGTCATTATACAATTCGGCCATTTCTGCGGCCAATCGTTCGCTTAACATCTTGTCGATTGCTTCAACCATAACTGTTTTGTCATGGCTGTATTTTTGTGCAAATTCTTCTCGAAGTTCAGCGGTAACTTGGTCGCGATTCTCTTGAATTTTTGTAGTGAAGGCAGTCTCAACGGCGGATTTAACTTCTTCCGACATTACTCCTGACTCTACTAATTGTTTGAATGCGTCCAACATTTATTTCTCCTCGGGCTTATTTTAGACCTTTAATAATTTGTAGGAGTGATTCCTTCAAATATTTCTGGGCCTTTGGATCTTCTTTTACTTCTGTAGCAACTCTAAATGCGTTTAATCCACCACGAGCATTCATTAGGTGCTCATAAACCGGTGTAGGATACGCTCCAGGGGCGCTAGGCTGTGCAACTATATCAACAGTAATGATTTCGAAGTCTGATACTTTACCGCTCATGTCATCAACGTTACCGCTGCCACGTGAGCTGACGCCAAGTTTCACACCGGCTTCGAGCATAGTTCTAATTAAGTTGCCCATTGGTGTTGGTAAGATTTTAAACTTACCGTAACCGTTAGGACCTTCCATCCACATGTTTGTAATCATGTGGCTTACTCGGTCCAAATTTACTTTAAGATCATCTGGGTGATCAACTTCACCTAAGACAGAGTAACCATTCTGAATCTGATCATTAAGTGTTTTCACAGCACGTTCAATTTCGTCTACAGGGTAGACACGTTGATTAGCGTTGCGAATACCACCTTGAATGGCAATGCCCTTCAAGTGAAGATTCTTTCCATCCTTATCATCTGACTCTAAAACGATGCCAGACTGATCAAAACTTAGGTGCTCTCTTAGATATGAATGTTTCATCCAGGTTCTCTAATTATAGTTTCTTAAGAAACGTAGGGATCTTGGCAATACTGGTTTGACCAGCTTTGTCGCCTGTACCTGAACCTACTGGTCCTGGACCTGCGCCCTTCTTCTCGGCACCATGACCGCCAGCAACTTTGCTCAGTGTCTTAACGCCAGACTTCATACCGTCAACGTTGTGGATACCTTTGGCAAATTTTTCACCGGATTCAGGATTAATACCTTTGTTTACTTTACCAGGGCTTGTGCCCTTGTCAGTTCCGCCTTCTGTGTGGCTTTGTGCAAGATTTTTTGCTGTTGCACCACTTGTTGGCTTACCAGAACCACTGCTAACTGGACTACGACCTTCTACCGGAGCACCTTCTTTATCGCCTGTACCAGCACCTGCGTATTGGCCTTGAGCTTTTTGTGTGCTACCTTTATCCCAGTTTGTTCCAACTGTTTCGGTGTATTCACGTGTCATACGACGACCTTCTTGAAATCCCATCTTCATAGGCTCTTCTCCGCCCATGTCGTCCATTTCACCTTCTTCGTCATCAAATTCATCGCCACCCATCTCGCCACCTTGAGCAGCTTCTAGGTCAGCAAATGCTGCTTCTAGTTCTGCAATAGCGTTCTTGATGTCAAAAATAGCTTTGTCTTCACCACCTTCGGCTCCGGCATCACCCATGTCGTCCATGCCAACATCTGCGCCAAATTCGTCTGCGGCGTCTCCGCCCATGTCGCCTTCTTCGTCGTCGGCTTCCATGCTGTAACTGTCTTCAAGATCAATAGATTCATCTGCTTCTTCATCAGCGGACTCGTCCATTTCTTCTTCGTCTTCTTCAGCGGATTCGTCCATTTCTTCTTCATCGGATTCGTCGGCTGCTTCGTCCATTTCTTCTTCTTCTGCTTCTTCAGCAATTAAATTCTCATAGATATCTCTTGACTTTTCAACAACGATTTCATGGAATAGCTCATTAGCTTTATCCATTTCTTCATTGACGATTAAGTCTAATAGTTGTTCAAACTTTGTAGACATGCGTTTATCTCCTATATTAGTTTCGCGGCAAGGCTGTGTTGTTATTTAAACACTATTTGATAAAGGTGTACGAAATAGGCCAAAAAGCGTCAGTTTTTGACCGAAGAGGGCATAATTCAATATAATTTTGTCTAAAATATTTAATTTTTTACAAAAAATATTAAACTATATGTTTACATAGGAGCGTCTGCTGCCGGAGGTGGAGCATACATTTTTCTAACTAAAGCTAAATTTTCTCGTGTTTCAACTTCTCTTGCATCACTTGCTTTACGCAAATCATTCAACATACGTAGAGTTAATCTAGTCTTCCTAAGATCTTTGGACTTTAAAACGCTAGTATCATTGTCTGAGTCATAGCGATTATCGTCAGACATATCTGCCTGGTCCTTGTTAAAATAAATGAATTCTCTTAAAAACATGTCAGTATTTATGCAGGAGGTGGAGTTGCAGGGGCGCCGGCTTCTGGTGCTGCGCCCGTTCCATCTTCTCCGGGTAATGGTGCCGCTGTTGCTCCACCAATAGCGCTCATGTCAGATCCCATGCCGTTAGCAGTAATTCCAACACTTCGGAGTTCAGCATTAGCAGTTAATGAAACGTCTTCATCTACATTTTCTTCTTTCCACATAGTTTCGTTTTCTGCCATTTCTTCTGCACTTAGACCTAAGAAGCGTTTTAATGCAAAGCGTTTACTTAGGTGTGTAACTTCAGCTAGACTAGTGTATGTACTAACGCGAGCAGTATCCATTTCAGTTTGACGGTAACTGGCAAAATTTTGTGGGGGGCTAAATTTAACATCAAATATATTACTATCTACATTAATGCCTTTATTATGCAGATACAGTTTAAATTCTGTATCAAATTGTTCGTTCATTAAACTCTGTAGTCGTTCGCAGTACTTGTTAAATCTAAGTTCTTGAATGTAGGCTGTTCCAACTCTACCATCATTGAAGTTAGATCCTCCGTCGTCGGAACCAGTAGGTAGATAACTGCTAGGAATGCGTAAAGCCCTAAACAACTTATTAGTAAAATACTTAAGATCATCGATTTCTCCTAGGTTAGTGCCGCCGGGTAACACTTCAACTTTACTGCCGCGGCCTTCTGCTGTCTGTGGGAAAAAATAATCTTCGTTAATGCTTAAAGGGTTATATCCAGAATCAATTACAGTTTGTCCACCACCTGTTACACTTGGAATTCTACGTTGATTTACTTCATTTTTCACACGCTCAACAAAACTCATGGCCAAGTGACTTGGCATGTTACCAACGTCAATATAAAATACCCTACGTTCTGGAGCACGTTGTATACGATAGATAATGATAGCATCTTCAAGCAGTTCTTTCTGCTTGTAAACTTTGAAAATGCTTTCTAGTAAGCTAGTGCCAAACGGAAAATTGTTGTCTAATCCTTCGCTTAGACTAATATGTATAACATGTTTAGCATCAATGTTATATTGATTTTCTGTTTTAGAAAATCTATTTCCATTTAAATTTGTAGGGAATGCACCTGTCATGCCACGTGAGCCGCCTGCGCCGCCTTGGCCTGGAGCAAAACTACTGCCGTATTGACTGCCGCCACCAGTTGTATTACTGGGGCTAATAGCAGTAGTTGCAAGTGTTTCAAAGTTAGGATTAAAATCACGTATAACGTATTGTTCAGGTTTCTTTCCTTCGCTTTCATTAACGATAATGCGATCAACCTTCTGCGGATCTACGTACATCCAAGACTGCGTTTCAGGATCTCTTACAAAGAAAACATCTCCGTATTTGAATACATTGCGAACAACTTTAAAGATTCGTTTCTCAAATTTATTCAGCTTAGTCCATTGTTGCATGAACTTTCTAATAATTTTTACTTCTGTAGGTGTAGCTTGTTCTTTGAAGAAAACACGAAATGGTGTTCCGTTTTCTTCATTTAACTGGCTGCAAAATTCTGCAAGAATGTCTAATGCGGCATTAACTTCGCTGTCCGCATCCATAGTATCGTACTGCCCGTACCGTTCTAAACGATTTGGATGTCCAGAATATACATCTGGCAAATAGCTAGAATAATTTCGATGCGTAGGATTGGCACGATTATCTGAGTTAACAGAACCGTTAACCGGACTCATTGCACCCGATGTGTCAACTAATGTGAAGTATTTTTTCCAGCCAGCCATATTATTTTACTTTAAAATTTAAAAAGATCTCCGCTTAACCCTTTGGTAGCTTCCGCAGTATTTCTAGTTTGTTCTGCGGTTTCTTTCAGAAATCTCAGCATTTCTACTGTTTGTTTATTTAACGTTACTAGCTCGGTCTGTAAATTTTCAAAGTATTTGATCGGCGAGACTATCTCCGGGCCAGCTTCACCAACAAGTGCATTTGTTGGACTATCAACAATACCACCATCAGCCATGGGTTTTTTACCAGTTAGACCGCCCCAATTTTGATAAGCACCATAAGCGCCGCCAACTAATCCGCCTACTGCGCCGCCAATTACTGTACCTACTCCAGGAACAATACTGCCCATCATTGCACCCATACCAGCACCGGATAGTGCAGAGCTACCTATATCGAGTCCTGCGGCAGTTTTTTCGTTTCCGCTTTCTCGGGCTTTGTCTGCCGCATAATCTAATACCAGTCCGCCTGCTAGACTACCAATACCGCCTTTAGCTGCATTGGCTAGTTTACCTAGTTTACTTGCCTTGCCGCCGCCCTCAGTGCTTGGTTTAGTAGTGTCTGGTTTATTTTTATCTTTCTTGTCTAGTATATCTTCAGCGCCGGCGGCAGCGCCAACCATTCCTTTACCAACTATTCTAACCCACAATGCAGTTGCAGGTGAACTGCCAGGAACCATTCCTTTAGCTTTTGAAATTGCATCTGATGCTTTATCTTTGGCCATTGCCAGTTTTTCTGCTATTAGTTCTTTGCTTTTCCATAATACTAAAGCTGCAATACCTGCAACTAATAATTTTGCACCTAAATTTAATTCAGTAAAGCCTGTTATAAGAAATGCTAGTCCTTTAGACATAGTTGCTATCATTTCTGTAGCCCATTTAATAGCAGGACTTAATAAATCGTTAGTTGATTGCCCTATTTCTTTAAAGGCTTTATCAGTTTCAGCCATTACTGCTGCTTGAGACTTCTCCTGTTTTATTCTGTTTAGTCTTATTTCTTCTTGACGCTTGTCATAATCTTTTTCGTCAGCAATACCTTGTGTCCGTAACTTGTTTTCAGCACCGATAAGTCCATTCATTACCTGACCGTATTCTCCGCCCATGGTTGCAATAGCATCACCTGTTTGACCAAATTGCTGACTTGCTGCCTTGCCTGCTAACAGTGTTTTTCCGTATTCTGAGTTAACATCTTTCATGGTCTTGGTTTGATCCATGGCAGTTTTTGTCATTGCGTTAAAACCTGCTGCTACTCCAGGGGCTACACCTTGTAAAGTTTGAGCTGCTTTTGTAACAGGTGGAAGTCCTAATGCAGTTGACATTACTAAATCAGTTGCACCAGCAATACCGCTGGCTGCTGCTTTGTCATATGCTGCTTTAGTTTTTGCACGTTCAGCTTCGTCCATTGTAGAAAGTTTACGTTGGAATGCTTCGTTTTGTGCTGCCTTTTTACCTTCTTCTGCAAGTTTGTCTTTACTTACGCCTGTAAACTGAGTTAATGCATCTAGCTCAGTCATATACGCAGCAGTAGAGGCAGCAAGCGCCTGTGTATTCTGCATTTCTTGACGAGTTCTACCACCGGTGCTTGCAATGTAGGTTGCCATAGTACTGTTAATTTGCTCAGTACTGTATCCTAGCGCCATAAGATTTGTACCTATTTCACTGCTAATTAAATCTTTGCTTAGCCGTACAAATGCTCGAGTGCCGCCATCAACACTTCCGCCCATTCTTGCAAGTGCTTCTCCGTTTGATTTTACAAACGTTCCAAACTCAGTTAGACTCATGTAGGTGTTCAGTGCCGCTTGTCTAAGGTCAGTAAGGCTGCCTCCAAAATTTGCACCTACTTGTGTTATCTGCTGATACGTTTTTACGTTATCTTGTTGATATGTAGCTACTTTACCAAATAGTCCCATAACTACACCAAGTACGCCTGGAAGTCTTTCTAATGCACCAAACGCATCGCTGGCCTGTGCTGTACCCGCTAAAAGTTTATCAATTAATGGTGATAGAGAAGTACTTAATCTATCAAGTCCTTGTGCTGCACTAGTACCACCCGCTGCAACTTTATTAAATGCTCCTGCACTTTTTTCACCAGCTACGGCTGAATTTTTAAGACCGTCGTTGACTTTGGCCACTGTGGCCGGATCTATACCTGCCTTAGTACCAATGCTGTTGATATTCGCTTTGGCGTTTCCGCCTGTGACGGCGGCAAGTAGAAGTTTTAACGTAGCTTCTGTTGCCGCGTTATTCAGTTCTACGTATTCGTTGCCTATTGAGCCAGTTACGTCTGCCATTGTTTTTTATGAGTTATATGAGCACATAAATAAGAGTGTTAGTATTCATTGTTTATTTATCGGAGATTAAAACCATGGTCACATCAGTACCAAATATTCAGCCAAACCCATTAGCTTCATTT